ACGTTTATTGGATTTGTTTCACCAGAGTCTTTTGCTAATTATACAATCAAGGCTCAGCTCAAATCAACAAATGCTGATAATGATACAATTGGTATTCTTATTGGCTGGTATGTTGATCCAATTACTGGTCGTGAACATACTTTGTCAGCCTTGCGCGACACTGGTGGTACAATCACTGGTTGGGAAATTTGGTACAACTATCTCAGATCAGATGCAGTAAAACTAGTTGATGGTTCTGCAACTGTAACATTTACTGGTGGTTGGTCGGATTATCCAGACGGTGTGACTATTCAAGCAGTTCGCACTGGCAATCAATTTACACTCACCACAACGCAACTTGGTAACACCACTCTTGATAGTGCAACAACGCTATCACTAGATTTGGACAGCAATCCAATTCTTGATAAGTTCAAGGGTCAAAGCCCATATGGATTTGGTGTATACTCTCAAGCAAGTTCAACATTCACTGTATTGAACTTTACTTCTGATACAAATGATATTTTTGACATCAGAAACGGTGACTTGTATACACTAAACAACGGTTCATGGATCATCAGTGGTGATAGAGATATTTGGTCTGAAATTGGCATCGGTCGTTTCGCTCATAACGAATCAACTGGTAAGACATATTATGTCGCCAATTCATCAGCAGTTATCAAAGTTGCTGTGAACTCTGGTCAAACAGGTCCTCAAGGTCCACAGGGTGTAACGGGACCACAAGGTCCTCAGGGTCCACAAGGACCACAAGGTCCGCAAGGTCCACAAGGTCCTCAGGGTATTGTTGGTCCACAAGGACCGCAGGGTCCACAGGGCGTAGATGGTCCTCAAGGTCCGCAAGGTCCTCAAGGTGTTGTTGGTCCTCAAGGTCCACAAGGTGTGTTTGGTCCGCAAGGTCCACAAGGACCAGAGGGTCCACAGGGTCCACAGGGCGTCTTTGGTCCACAAGGACCTCAAGGACTTCAAGGACCTCAAGGTCCACAAGGTGTCGTCGGTCCACAAGGTCCTCAAGGTCCACAGGGACCAAAGGGTGACACTGGTGACTTTGGTGGTGCAACGTTTGAATATATCTTCAATACCAATACAGCAAATACTGATCCAACAGCTGGCTATGTGAAGTTTAACAATACAACATTGCTATCTGCGACTGAGATGTATATTGATAACATCGATCGTTTAAGTGGAAATGTTTTCAATTACTTGAATACAATCGATGATTCAACATCAACAATCAAAGGCACGTTCAAGATTGCAAATTCTGCAAACGTTTTAGAATATGCATTTTTCAATATTAACGGTACTCATCTTCATGTTACTGATTGGTTCGTTGTTCCTGTTGCTGGATTGAATACAACACTCGTCGGATCAAACTTCTCAAATAGCACTAATGTTATTATGACATTTGTTCGTACTGGTGATAAGGGTGACACAGGTCCACAAGGTCCACAAGGTGTTGTTGGTCCTCAAGGTCCACAGGGTCCATCTGGTCCACAAGGTGATACAGGTCCACAGGGTCCACAAGGTGTAATTGGTCCACAAGGTCCTCAAGGACCAGAAGGTCCACAAGGTCCTCAGGGTATTGTCGGTCCACAAGGTCCTCAAGGTCCACAAGGACCACAGGGTCCGCAAGGTGTCGTTGGTCCACAAGGTCCACAAGGTCCTCAAGGTGTATTTGGACCACAGGGACCACAAGGTCCACAAGGCGACGCATCAACCGTTCCTGGACCACAAGGACCACAAGGACCAAGTGGTGCAAGCGTTACTGGTCCTCAAGGTCCTCAAGGCGTTGCAGGTCCACAAGGTCCAGCAGGATCAACTGGTCCACAAGGTCCACAAGGTGTTGCTGGTCCTCAAGGTCCTCAAGGCGTCATTGGTCCACAAGGACCAACTGGACCAATTGGTGGATCAAACACGCAAGTGTTCTTCAATGATAATGGTGCAACTGCTGGTTCAGCAAATCTAACGTTCAATCTAAACGGTAATGTATTCAGTGTTGGCTCGTCAACTCTTGTTGCTAATGTTTCAAATAATTCTGTAACGTCAAGTGGTAATTTGACTGCGACAATGAAGTCAACCAAAGACTTTATGGTTGCTAATACAAATACAAACGCAGCAAATACTGTGAATCTTGCTGATTCAAATTACTTCCGTCATACGTTGACGGCAAGTGTGCAGTTTACATTCATCAATGCACCAACTTCTGGAATAGGACAAATGTTCTCGCTCTTGCTACTGCAAGATGGTGCTGGTGGAAGAACTCCAACATTTGCGAATACAATTTATTGGGCTGGTGGCGCAATTCCTCCTGCAACAACTGCAGCAAATGCTCGTGACTTGTGGACGTTTATTACCTATGATGGTGGTACAACGTACTGGGGAACGTTGACTATGAAGGACGCTAAATAGTATAGATTATTTTTTCGTGAGTATATTATGAAAGTACATGTTCTTGTAAACCCACGCAATCCTACTGGGTTGATGAATCGCGTTGACCCATTTGCGGTCCACGGCTACAAATACATCAAGCATCTCTCACCACATTTCCAAATGATTCATTATGGAATTCCTGGTGCACAAGTAGATTGCGAGCACGTAGACATTCCAACAACACCAACAGAAATTCGCAAGTTCAATGAACTTGCTGGCGATGAAATTCAAAAACGCGCATCTGACGGTGATCTAATTGTTTGTTTCTTTGGTGTGGACAATCAGCTGGCTTGTGAGAAAAACAAAAATTGTAAGCCAGTAGAACCATCAATTGGATATCGCGCCAATGGTATCTTTGCTCCTTATAGAGCGTTCACATCATATGCGAATATGCATATGTTCTATGGCGAGCGTGGGATGTTGATGAGCCCGAGCTGGTTCGATGCAGTGATTCCAAATCCATTTACAATTGAAGAATTTGAATATGATGATCAGAAGGAGGATTACTATCTCTACTTCGGTCGTGTCTGTGAAGAAAAGGGTCTTCATCTTGCCATTCAAGCAACAGAAAAACTTGGCAAGAAACTGATTGTTGCTGGTCCTGGATCATTACAAACATTGGGCTATACTAAGATTCCAGATCACGTTGAAGTCTTTGGTGTTGCGAACGCAGAACAACGCAAACAGCTGATGAAAAAAGCCAAAGGCTTGTTGGGATTGACATATTATGTTGAGCCGTTTGGCAATATGATCATTGAAGCAAATTTATCTGGCACTCCTGTGATCACAACTGATTGGGGTGCATTTCCAGAAATCGTAGAAGAGAATGTCACAGGATATCGCATTCGTAGTTTTAGTGAACTCATGGCTGCTTTGAGAAATATTGAAGCAAATAAGATCAATTCATTCGATTGCCGCGAGCATGGCTTACAGTTCTCAGATGAAAACGTGCATGAACTTCATCGCAAGTATCTACTCAAAGTAGCATCAAATAATTTCTATGAATAGTGTTTTTGTCGTAACATCTTCGATTCAGCCAAGAGAAGGTCGCTTCACATATAGCGAGAAGCGATCTATTTTCCCAGCTGATGAGCGATTCAGACAAACTATTTTCACAATCAATTCAATTAGCGCGACGTTTCCGAAATCGAAGATTATTATAATTGATTCTTCTGATAACTATAAAGAATATATCTCAACGTTTATGCATTTCAGAAACGTAGAGTTTATTCCCCTAAAAGAAATTGCTCCGCAGTGCTTTGAACTTGTAAACACGCATCAGAATAAAAGTCTATGCGAAAGCGTTCTGTTGAACATTATCTACAAGAACTATAAAGATAAACTAAAACAATACGACTTTATTTTCAAAGCAACTGGTAGATATTTCTACTATAACTTTACTGATGAATTATTGACTCCAGAAAACAAAGATAAGATTTTCTTCAAGAAACCGCTCAACTTTGAATGGAATGATTCTTGGCGATATTCATTCATAGATCGAAGAGCATTACAAAACAATAATCGCCTGCATCAGTACTGTACCGTTCTCTATGGCTTCGGAGCAGAACACCTAGATAAATTTATAGACATCAACGAGGCTACGATACATTTGGTAAAACAGCCGCCAATGTATCACTATGATATCGAGACGCTATCATATTATCTCACAAGACAATATCAAGACAAACTCATTGAAGTTGATTGGAAGGTTTCGGGGTGGGACGGAACTTCTGGACGATTTATGTTTTACTAAAGGTGCAATCATGAAGATAAACACTATTATCATTGACGATTTTTATGGAAACCCTGATACAGTTAGAGATTTTGCGCTGAGTCAGAAGTTTGAGGTCTCTGGAAACTATCCAGGACTTCGAACAAAACCATTTCTCACTGAAGATACAAAAAAGACCATCGGTGATATTATTCGCTATGCGGGTGGCGATATCACTCATTGGTTTGAGGATTCTGGGTATACTGGCGCATTTCAAATTTGCACCGCTCAAGATAGAACTTGGATCCACGCCGATCAATTCAACACTTGGGCTGGAGTTTGCTATCTAACTCCAGACGCTCCACTATCCTCAGGAACTGCTCTCTATCGCCATAAAGCAACTGGAAAGTGTAACAGAGAAGATAAAGATTATGAGGGATACGATTATACCAAATGGGAAATGACAGATTATATCGCAAACAAGTATAATCGCCTCGTTCTTTATCGCGGTAATCTATTCCACGCTTCTCTTGATTATTTCGGAAGCACATTGCATACTGGTCGTTTGTTCCAAACTTTCTTCTTCAATACTCAATACTGATGAAAGTCCTGCATGTAATCTTCTCGTGCAATCGATTGCACTATCTCACGAAAAGTCTAGAATCATTGCACCTTCTAGACTATTGTGGGCATCAGGTTGATCGATTGATCGTCGATGATTATCCTCGAACTCGAAACGATTACATTTTCGATCTGATCGGAAAAACGCACGGATTCAAACTCAATTTACATAAAGAAAATCTTGGATTATCAGTCACGTGGACCGAGTTTTTCGACTATCTCAAGACGACTGATTACGATTATATCATTCATCAAGAGGACGATGTTGTCCTCAAAGAGCCTGTTCGTCTCGATGATATGATCGAAATTTTAGAGTCAGATCCTAAAATGGCTTCTGTGGTTCTTCAGAGGCAGGAATGGTATTTCCACGAGAAGCCACCACAGATCGAGGAAACAGATACTCCAATCAAGCAGTATTATTACAGCAAGAATACGAAACAGTTTCCGATTATTTTCTCATTTTATCGCCGCAGTATTATCGATTATCCCTTTAGAGAGTACTGGAAATTTACGATAAACGAGGGAATGATCATGGTTTATCTCGACTTTTTCGAGAAAATGTACTCAGCAATCCTAAAAAACTCTCAGGGAAAGAATATTATAGAGCATATCGGAGAAGAATCTACTGGTCGTCGAATCCTCCCAGGAGAACCAAACTGGGAACAGTTTGCACACATGCATCCAGATAGAGTTTACAGTTCACGAGACGGGACACTTATCGCATAAACTAAATATACAATAATTAGCGAGGTTCTACATGTCTCAGCCATCATCTCGTACTCAACTCAAAGATTATTGCCTTAGAAGAATCGGGTTTCCAGTTATCGATATCAATGTCGACGACGATCAATTAGAAGATCGTATCGACGATGCACTTTATTTGTATCGAACATATCATTATGACGGAACTGAGCGATGTTTTTTATCCTATCAAGTGACACCAGGCGATATTTCTAACACCTATATCACTCTTGCTGATTCGATTATCGGCGTTACTCGAGTTTTCCCATTCACAGGTTCTATTCAGTCATCAACATCATCGACTGGATTCAATATGTTCGATATCAACTATCAGTTGCGTTTGAACGATTTTTACAATCTAACAGCCTCCTCATATACCTATTACGTCATTGCTCGTGAGCATCTTGCTATGCTCGATATGATCGTAACAGGATTGCCTCCGTTTACTTTCAACAAACAAGTCCGTCAACTAAAAATTTTCATGAACTGGGATAAGTTCAAGGATAATGCATACCTTGCATTTGAGTGTCATAGAATTACCGATCCAGAAGTTTATTCTGGAGTTTACGACGATGGTTGGATGAAAGATTATACCACTGCTGTATTCAAACAGCAGTGGGGAACAAATCTAAAGAAATATGGTAACTATGTTCTTCCAGGTGGATTGACCATCAATGGTCAGCAAATTTACGATGAAGCGAGTGCCGAGGTTGAGAAACTGGAACAAAAACTTCGCGACACCTATGAAGAACCAACAGCCTTCATTGTAGGATAATAATGCCAACTAGTGTATATTTCAATAATCAAAGGGCTACTGTTGAACAGCAGCTGCTTGAAGATTTGATCATCGAGTCCATTCGAAATCATGGAATCGATGTTTACTATCTTCCAAGAGAATCACAATCATCAACCGATGAGTTATTCGGCGATGATCCAGTGAAATGCTATCGCCACGCCATCAAGATTGAGATGTATCTCGAGACTTTTCAAAATTACGAGGGGAACCAAGAATTCTTCAGTAAGTTTGGTCTAGAACTACAAGAAACTGCTCGCCTCTGTATGTCTCGTCGTTCATTTGAGCGTTTGGTTACAAGACAGTTTCCGCAATCTCACAATGTGCCTAAAGAAGGTGATCTGGTATATTTGCCAACTCAATTCAAATTGATGGAAATCAAATTTGTTGAGGAAGAAAAAAACTTCTTTCAATTAGGTAAAGACGCAAAGAATCCATACATGTATGGATTGTCAATGGAAGCGTTCAAATATAACGGTGAATTACTTCAAACTGGTGTTACTGAAATTGATAGCATTCCAAACGTACAAGCATATGCACTAGACTTTACACTAGATGCTGGTGGATCAGGAACTTTCACTAATCTAGAATGGGTTTACCAGGGAACGTCATTAGAAAATGCTGTGGCAAAAGCAGTCGTTGCTGGTTGGGATAAGCCATCTAGAAAACTCAAACTTAGAAATATCAAAGGTGAGTTTGTTGCAGGGTCTTTGGTCAAAGGAAATGGCAGCGGCGCTCAATGGAATATTGCCGATGAAGCAGACGTAATGCGTAATTCTAATTATGAAAGTGTGGAAGATAACGAACGCATTGAGCAAGAAGCAGATAATATTCTTGACTTCAGTGAAGCCAATCCATTTGGTGAAGCATAATGTTATCAGGCGTACACTTTTATCATAGAATCACTCGTAAAATGGTCGTTGCTTTCGGCACGATGTTCAATAACATCATGCTCAAACGATACAATAAAGCAGGCACGCAAGAAATTGAACGCATCAATGTGCCTTTGATGTATTCGCAAAAAGAAAAATTCTATCAGCGTATTACACAAGATCCTGAGTTGACAAAAGAAACTATGATGACATTGCCACGTATGAGTTTTGAACTCGCTGGCATTACATACGATCCTTTGCGTAAGCGCAGCAGTTTCACGAATAGTTTTGCTGATGGCAATTCAGTATCAAAAGTAAAAAATGTTCGCGCAACACCATACAACTTTGATTTTACATTGAACATCTATGTAAGAAACGTTGAAGATGGCACACAAATCGTTGAGCAAATTCTTCCGTACTTTGCGCCAGATTATACTGTAACAATGGATTTAGTCGGTGTTCCAGCTGAGAAGGTGGATGTGCCATTCATTCTCAATTCTGTTTCGCAAGATGTAGATGATGTTGGCGGTGCAGATCCTATAAGAATTATAATTTGGACTTTGACATTCACTGCCAAAGGTTATATGTACGGTGCTACAACTGAATCTAAGATTATTCGCAAATCAACAGCAAATACATATGATAGTACATTCAGTCAAATCAATGAACGCGAGATTGTGTTCAGTGCTGGTAATGGCACGTTCAAAGTTGGTGAGTTGGTTTACGAAGGAAGAACTCTAGCAGCTGCAAATGCCACTGCATTTGTACACTCTTGGGATTCTACAAGCAACACTATGATTGTGGTTGACACAAATGGACTTTTGAGAGAAGGAAGATATATTACTGGTGCAGTCAGTAATGCTTCTTGGAACATTTCAAGTTTCAGCGTTGCAGATCGACAACTTGTAAGACAGATTATCTATCCAAATCCTATGAACGCAAATGCAGATACTGCATTTGGATTTACAGAAATCTTGCAAGAATACCCATACTTCTTTGATGATAGAGTTGATAGTACACTTATCAGCGTTGACAGTGGAACTAAAACAGTTGACGATAATTTCTAAGAGAATAAGAGATGACACAACAAATAATCGATATTGGCGCAGCACCTAATGATGGCACTGGCGATACAATTCGTGAAGCGTTTGAGAAAGTAAACGAAAACTTCACAGACTTGTATGCTG